TCCGAATTAGAGTACGCAGGAGCGTTGAGCTTGAGCTGAAGATAGGCAGACTCTATTTGGTCGGGAGCTTTCTTACGATAAGGAACGTATAAATAGGTGTAATACCCGTTATTACGATCCCGCGTAAAGAAGCACTCTTCCGAGAGAAAGCCTTCATCGCTCACATGATCCAGAGGGATTCGAGGCAACGGTTTCGTACTGCAGTACTCGTTCGACAAGTCGAAGTAGAGTGCCTGCAATATTAATAACGCTTCCTCGAAGTACCAAGGATCACCGTAAATGCGTACACTCCACCGAACAAGTCGGTTATGGAAACGTATGCATTCCTCAGGAGAGTTAACTACGCTCTTCTGATAGACCGGGGTAACGTCCACACCAGTGTGGTAATGTTTCCCGCAACTTTCGAAAAACGAACCAGAGCGGAAGCTCTTGTCACCGTTTACACGAAAGCCACAATAGTTGAGCACGTAGACGAGCCTGTCGTAGACCTTGCGGTCGCAGACAATATCATCTCCGTACACCAACACATTGTCGTCATGGACACCTTCAAGCCTCGAACTCGCTTTCGCGAGCGCCCAAAAGATCAGTGTTTCCAGTTCGAATGTAAAGGCATTGCCCATAGCGGAGAACTTTTCAGTCTTCACTTTGGTGCCTCTATGTCCGAACTGCGTATACTTAGTCCTTAATTGGAATAAGTAATCGCACCAGTCTGATGGTAGGAGAAGGGTTACGAGCTCTGTCGTGACGGAATCTGAAGCGGCCTTGAGATCCAAGGTCGCGAGGTCAGCGTAAAATGCATAAAATGCACCAAGCTGATTCTCCTCTTGCGAGTCCAGATCTATACCGAAGTGTTTGAGACGTCGTCTAAAGTACTGACCCACTCCTTGCTGCAAATAGCCATTCGCAGTAGGTTGCATGTCAATACCTCGGTCGACATCCCAATCTTTCGGTACGGTCGTGAAGCGCGAAGAATCCGTGTATATCCAGAAGTCTTTTGTGAGAGAGACAGGACCACTCGGGTAGAACCCAGTAATCGCCTCGATCCAATTAGGATCACTCTCAATCAAGAACTTCATATACGGCATACATTCGCGCGTACACGACATCTCTCCAGAGATCTTTTGTCCCCGGAACGTGCCATTTGGGTAATCCCAAGTAGCACCGGGGCCCCATCTGCAATGCTCCGTGACCTTCCTTAAACTAAAGGATCCTAACACCTCTGAAATGAGACCTTGAGCCGTAGAAATTACGGTTATCAGGTCTCCGCCGGGATAACCGACGTTGTTTCTGAGATTTCGGATCCTCTGGTTCGTAGAAAGGTTCGTGAGCTCGTCCGCTCTCCAGCGGACGAGGGCCTCTTCTTTCGGGTTAACACCAGGTTTCTTCCACCCCTTCCATTTAGAAAGGAGCTTCTGCTCTAGGTATCTTACCGAAAAATCCAAGGCCTGCATCGTAGAACTATCGACAGCAACCTTTTCAAAGGGTTGTGTACAGCTCACGAGATTCGTGAACTGATTCCGATAGCCGGAGGCTTCAAACCGACGCCCAATCGCTCGAATAACTTCGAGGAAAGCACTATCACTAGTGTGGGTGTGTTTCATGAGTAAATCGTCCCTAATTAATAAGGACGATCCAGATTCTCAACGATCGCCGAGAACTGCGCTTGAGAGGCAATAATATTGCCCATCATTTTACGCAGGTTCTGACGGTCGAGGAGAGTCGCACGTTCCGGGATGATGAATTCCGTGAAAGATCGCGGAATATAGGCAACAGTCGGTGCTGGCAGAACGCCAGAAGTCGAATTGTTGCCAAGCACCTCGAGAACGGGCTCATGAAGGCCGAAGCGGACACGGAACGAACGGTCCTTAGAACTGACACCCGCTTGCGCGTTTGCTGGTTCTTTGAACTCAATGGAAATCTTCCAGTAGCCGATTGCGTTCGCTTGCGAACGATCGACCATCCAGAAGACTCCCTTTTCGTCCCGCCCGTTAGGGTAGAAGTTGTGGCCGACAGGTGTTGCCTGTGCGTCTGCTACGGTAACGTAGGTGATTTGCGACATCGCAAGTCTTTCTTGGTGTAAGACACCGTTAAACACATAGTACTCCACGAAAATCCGTGGTTTATACTACGGCGCACACTCTCTTAGCGGCGAAGCTGCTGAGAGAGTAGTGCGGCTGCAGTCAACAACTGACCAGCCTGAAGATCAGACTGAAACGTTGGAAGACTGGGAAAGGGCCAAGCCCTGAGCACAGACCGCTGAAAACTTACAACACGCATGCGACCGTGACAATCGTACGAGACGCGACCTCCAGGAGTGGAGATATCGCCTTTAGTACTGATCGAACCGTCGTAAGCCGTAAGGTACGTAATGTACCCGCTGGAGAACGTGTTATTGTAAGCCAAAGCGGTTTCCGAGTCGCGAATCGTCTGACCGACGTTAAGGAACCAGTCTACCACGAAAGAGAGTGGCATCAACTCCCACGCCCACCCGATCGGATTAAGAGAAGCGTAACGCAAAGCGTTGAACTGCTCAACCGGACGGAATTGGACGCGGATGTCGACGCCTTGAACTCCCTTAAGAAGTGGACGACCGATAGCTTTCACGTCAGAGTCATTCGAACTCCACTCGCTAACTACAATGTTCTCCGAACGCTTTGCTCGCACACGCATCATGTTTAACACGACACGCGTATTGACTTCCTTGACTGTGTCATAGAAATCACTGAGCAGAGGCCGAAGACCGAGCTGCCATTGTAGCCAGTTACCGCCTGCATCACGAACAACAGCTTTCATTTTCGTCTCTCCGGAAGGAGGACGCCCACGCTTAGTTGCTGCTCGGATGGTGTTACCGACGTAGGAACGAATAGACCCAGCTCCCTTAACCATCCGGATTACCTCACGGTACTCCAGAGCGGAAACGGAAAGGTCTAACTCGCCCCGTGCTCTTTTGTTAATTTCGCTAACAGCGGAATTGTAGAGAGACTGCGTACGGTCGCTGACTTTGAAATCAAAGTCATAAAGGCGCCCCAAACTTCCTTGTTCAACACTTCGCAAGCGATTGCTAGTGTCGTACCTGGAAATGCTACCCTGAGGGTAGTAGAGCTCCTTAACGGAGAAGTCGTGCGGGTTTGGTGCACGCTTATCCCCATTCACTGAATGCGAAGAGACGGTCTCAGCCATACGGCTGGACTCGGCAATCGTTATCTGACCATCTACGTTACCAGAGGTATCGTAGCCGGTAAGAAGACGAGAACCACCCAAAAGGATGTCTTTATTCTGCATTTCAGTAGGCGGTAAAGTCGATATTATCGACGGTCCTCTCACGAGGATAGAGAAAGGTCGTCCACACTTGGCTTGGGATGATCAAGTATGAATCTGGTGATGAATCCAGGTAATCTAGCAGAAGCCAGATCACTTGAAAAACAAAGCCAGATACAAGCTATAAACTAGGGCCAAAACCCCGGTAGTAGCGAGCGATACGCCGAAGAGAACAACGAAGAACATAGCGACCGATTTAATGTCGATTACTACGCCTTCGCCACGCGAACCATCCTTCGTCAGAAGGACGGCGCGTACGGAATTTCCGCCTTCTTTTCGGTTATCAACATACATGATTGCTCCAAGTTTAAGAGGGAC